ATGGTTGCACCACCTCATCAGCGTCCTTTTGCCTGTTATTTTATTAGCGTGATTGACAAAAAGATTTGCAAAGAGTCGGGATACTATGAGCTTCCGTTTATGGTTCCGCGTTGGGCTAAAACTACGGGTGACATTTATGGCTTTGGCCCTGGTTGTGTCGCTCGACCAGATATAAAGACGTTAAACGAAGCCAGAAAATTAGCAATGAAAGCGTGGGAAAAGAGTATAGACCCACCGCTCAAAGCCATGCAGAACGGCATACTAGGCAAAATTGATTTGCGTCCTAGCACAGTGACCTATGTACGCGACATGAATAACCTGGAGCCAATAGTCAATCAAACCAACTGGAATGCTGACAGCCTAATGCTAGGTGATGTTCGTGCTTCAGTCAGGCGCATATTCTTTAGTGATCAGCTTGAGTTGAACGAAGGGCCACAGATGACGGCTACTGAGGTTCAAGTGCGCTATGAATTAATGCAGCGTTTGCTAGGCCCAACCCTTGGACGATTACAGTCTGAGTTTCTAAACCCAGTAGTTGAGCGAGCTTTTTATTCTATGTTACGGGGCAATGCGCTGCCACCGATGCCCGAAATCTTACAAGAAGTAGGAGGTGATTTAGACATTGAGTATGTAGGCCCATTAGCCCGATCTCAGAAGATGGATGAGGTGACAAGCATCCAACGCGCAATGGATGGGATTATGCAACTGGCTCAAGTTAACCCAGAGGTGCTAGACATTGTTGATGTAGACAAGGCAGGGCGCACGATCTCAGACAGATTAGGCGCTCCTGCTGACATTCTACGGGGTGCTGAACAAGTAGATGAGCTTAGGCAGTCACGACAGCAGCAGCAACAGGCACAAGCTGAGATGGATCAAGGCCAGCAAGAGATTGCAGGCGCACAACAGGTAGCTGAATTGGAGCAAATGGTTAATGGATCAGTTCAGTAAGGACATTAGAGAATTATTTAATAGTAAAACAGGCGAGAGAATACTTGCCAATATGGAATCGGCCTATCGTGAAGGGCAGCGAAGCATATATCTAGAAATTAAAAACGTAGTGGAGAAAAACAATGAGTGAAGAAGCATCAACCGAGTCATGGCATTCTGGGTTATCTGATGAATACAGGGGCAATGAATCTCTGTCGCAGATACCTGATTTAAATACTCTAGCTAAGAGTTACTTAGACGCACAACAATACGCTGGCGGCTCAATACGGATACCTGGTGAGGATGCGTCTACTGACGATTGGACAGCTTTTAACTCAAAGCTGACCAGTAAAGTGCCTACGCTATTAAACCTACCTAGTGATGAGCAAGAGGCTCGTAATGCAATGTATGCGCGTCTTGGTCGTCCAGACACAAAGGATGGCTACCAGGTTGAAGGTGCAGACCCTGATTTCTTGGAATGGGCGCATGACAACGGGCTATCGACTGCACAAGTCAAAGCATGGCAAGAGAATACGCAAGGCCAATCTAAGCAGGATAATGAAGACAGCGATGCTGAGATGCAAGCTGCTAATGATCTGCTGAAAAAAGAGTGGGGCCATGCCTACGATGCCAAGTTAGCTGCGGCTAAAAATGCAGTTATGGCTTATGCCGATGCAGAGACACAGCAGTTCTTACTTGATAGTGGCCTTGCCAACAACCCTGGCATGATCCGACTAATGGCTG